CCTGCTTCGTCTCGCTTGGGTGCGAGGATGGCCTTGCCTTCATAGGCAATCGGCATCATGGTCCCCATCGTGTTCTCACGGATGGCGTCCACCTCCGGAGTGTAGGGGTATCGGTCAGCGCACATCTGAACGATGTTGTACCTCTTGCGCAGTTCCGCGATAGTGGCATGAAGTTGCGAAGCGTGACAGGTCTTGAACAGGAACCAAGGGTCCTTACCGTCGGTGTGTTCCCCGACAATCGTCAGGTGACAGATAGCGCCCATATCGATGCCCAAGAATGCGGCAGCACTGGTTTCGATTTCTCTACCGTGTGAGGCCAAGCATCCTTTGATGGACTCTTCTGGAATCTGGGCCGAAGCCGGGCTGTAGGGTTCGCCCAGCACGGTATTGTGGAAGCCCTTCTCGTTCTCGTTCAGCTTGTACTTGGCAAGCTGCTTGAAAATATATTCCAGCGAGATACGGTCGGTCGAGAACGGGTTGACCTTATAGCCACGGAAGTTGTCCTTGCTTGGGTGCTTAGCGACCCACTCGCGCAACTCGGGGTTGTGCAGGTCGAGTCGCGAGCCACACTTGCAGCACTTGACGTATGCTTCCTTTAGATTCAGGCCAGTGATTTGTTCCGGCGTCATATCCACGAGCTTGTCTACCTCGAAGTTGAGGTCGGGCAGGTGGACCCACTCGTGTTCAAACAAGGGGAACTGGTGGTGGTTGCACGATTCACAGCGGACAAGGTAGTGGAACTGGTCAGTCAGGGCGAAGTTCTTATCGACGCCGAAGCCCATATAGGTCGGGGTAGAGAACGCTTGAGTGATCTTGTAGTCCGAGTTCTGCAGACGCGACTGGAACAGACCGATCATGGCCTCGTCGGACAGGTCGAGTTCGTCGTGGAAAAGAATATCGGCAGGAATCGAGGTAGCGGGACCTTCGTTACAGCCCGTGATGTACCCCCAGCTATCTCCGATCTGAATGAGGTCCTGACGACGGACAGGCTTATCGACCATCGGTGGGTTGAACACGTCGTCGTTCTTGAGAATCGGCGAGATACGGGTGGTATAGACACGCTTATACATGTCCTCGGTCGGCAGGGTGAAAATCCCCGAGACACCGTTCATGCGTCGAAGAAACGCGAGGAACTTACGGACCTGAACCTCGGTATTGTGGGTAGGAATCATACCCTCGCCACAAAGGAACAGGTGATTAGGTGAATCGACGGTAATGCATTGGGTTGGAACAGAATCAACCTCGGCAACTCGAACAATCGTCCTGTTACGAGTGAATCTCTTTCGTTCCTCAGCCACTCCTTGTCTCTCAGCCTTTCTCTCAAGATTGAACAGCTGAATGTCGTGAGCCATTACCGAGACCTCAGCAATCGGAAGCTTTCCCCCGAATCCAGAGCCATTCGGCTTTCTCCAGCGGATTCTAGGCTTCATACCGAGACTACGCATTAGCTCAACAACTGCACGAACAAGTTCAGGCTCTGTATTATGAAAGGAGGCCCTGCCTTTTTTAGTGATGCTCCCGTCCGAGTCCATCAGGCCTCGAAGAAGTTCCAAGCGTTGGTAGGGGGAAGCTCTGAGATATGAGTTCGGGACAACCTTTTTCCCAATATGACCTTGTTCTCGCAGAGAGCGATAAAGTTCAGGAACTCTATACTGGATTTCGCTAGAGAAAACTAGGTCGTATCCTCTGTCCGAAAAAAGTTGACGCATTTCGGACAGATCTTGGTCACCAACTGTGATGGTGGCCGAGTGGCGACATCCATCTCCCAGCCAGACTCCGAGAACATACGGATCAATAGGCAACGGGGTATCCGCCCCGGCGAGGGCCTTGGTGTTTGGAACGTAAAACTTCGCTTTCTCAAAGTTTTCAAACAAGAACTTTGTGTCAACAACCCCTTCATGTGAGTAGCCGTCAGTCTTCGGAGGTCTCCCCTTGCCTCGGAACACCCCAGCAGAATTGAATGGGCCTCTGTGAGTTTTTACATTCCAGCGATGGCTTGAGTCTGCCACCACGACCTCTCCATCATCGAATTCAATCTCAAAGCAGTCTCGGCCATACCAGATTTCAGACTTGAAAGTGACCTTCGTAAGCTTTCCCTGTTCATCGAAAAGAGTATCGCCCACTTGAACCTCGCCCATAGTAGTCCAGCCATCTATCGTCGGAATGGGAGTGTCCAGTGACAGCGCAAGCCCAATCTGAGAACACTTGATCACCGACATGTTTGGGTGCATGTCGTTGGCAATCCGCTCTTGGAATGGGTAGCGGCTAAAGTCGAACGGCTTACGGCTAAGAGTCGTGTGTTCCTTCAACCAGTCGCCAATAGGGACTTCGTCGCCTGCTGCGAGAAACTTCGTGCTGGCCTGTTTATGTAGCTCGGAAAACAGTTTCATATTAGTAAGTTTGCAACTTGTCCTATTTTTTCGCGCGCGGGTTGACGGGTGATATTGGTCTGTGTATATCGATCCTCGTTCAACCGCGCAAGGAATTACAACTGGTATGGAAAAATATCCCGCCATTAGTTTGACGGAGCTTGAGAAGATCAAGAATGTCGTTGAGCAGGCAGAAAACGATCCAAAGTATCTCGACGGGCGCATTGCCCCCTACGACAGGAAGACTCGGGAACTGCTAAAGAGCTTCATCCCCGATCCTGTAGCAGCGGCTACTATAGAGCCTGGAGCGCAAAAAGGCAAGGTTGGCCGTCCCAAGAAGAACGGCATGATTTCAATGACCGAGCTTGAGAAAGAGTTCGACGAGCTTCGTGGATACATCAATGATCTCAAGAAGAACGTTAAAGGTCTTGAGCCTCACGAACAGATTCAGGTGGTTAAGACCCACGCTGCTCTGATCGAAAAGATTCTCTCAATGAAAGAGCGGATCAGCAACATCAACAAGGTGGACAAGTTCATGGCCACCGTCATTGAGATGATGGAAGCAGAACTTCCCCAAGAATCCCGACTTCGAGTTATCGAGAAACTCGACGAATACAAAACAGAGGAATAATTGTGACTATCTTTGCAACACACGCACCCCAGTACTGGGCAGCAGGTCTGCCTGTCATTCCGCTCAAGCCATTCGACTCTCCCGAGAAGGGTGCCGGTAAGGCTCCGATCCTTCCCGACTGGACCCGCTACGGCACTCAGCAGCCCAGCGACCTTGAGAAGGCGATGTGGGTCAAGGCCTACCCGAACCATAACATCGGTCTCCCCTTTGGTGCTGCCTCGGGTCTCTGCGCTATCGACATCGATACCGAAGACGAAGACCTGATCGCGGCCATCCTCGACATTCTTCCGCCGACGCCGTGGACCCGCGTGGGTGCCAAGGGTATGGGTCTGATCTACAAGTGGTCGGGCCAGCGCAACTTCAAACTGCGTGGCGAAGAAGGTGGCATGATCCTCGAATTTCTCGGCATGGGCAACCAGATGGTTGTTCCGCCGTCAATTCACCCTGACACCAAGCGGCCCTACACTGCTGACAACCACCTGTATGAGGTGATGGACAAGATCGTCGCTCTGCCGAACGACATCGAC